TCGAGATCGCCGGCCGGTATGCGAAACACGTCGCCGGTCTCGATCGTTCTGCTTGACGTCAGGTTTGACCAAGCTAAAAAATTGCCAGAGCTCGCTTGGTCAAAAATCGCAACGGCAACAATCGTGCCCCAGTTGCCGGTCGCCGTAGGCCACTCGACAGCCGCGCTGTTTGTCGATGCCGAGCCCGTCGTCGTAAAGGCGCAGCTTTGTCGCGCATAGGCGCTGCCGCTTAATTCTGTGCCGCCGCCCGCGTCTGTCGGAGCCACGGTATACAGTGCCAGGTACTTGGTACCGGGCTGGCTAAAACTGCCGCCGCTCAGCACAAAATCGAGCACTTTGTTTTCTAGGTAGTCGCTAAAGCCCGCCATAGTCTTTTCCTATTGGAGCGCAGCCGCTCTCATTTTGACGCTGGTCTGGCCAGCCGTTCGTTGGTTGCTTACTTCTAGGTCATCGATCGCTCGCTGGTACAGACTTGCCCATACGGTTATGCGCTCGTCGTTCTGCAAATAAGGTGCGCTCTGCATCAACGTGCCGTAGAGATAGATGTCTGGGTTGTGCGTAAGCAGCCAGTTGCTTGTGTTCGTGTCGCTTAGCGCTGGGATTGTGGCGTAGTAAACAAGCTCAGCCGTGTACCCGGTCGCCGTGTTGTCTGGTGATGGAAAGACCTGTATCTCGGTGCCAACGTGGCTGTAACTTGATGGCTTGCCTGTTGCACTACTGCCAGATTTCAGCGCGTTAAGCGCTTCGTTGGTAATAAACTCCATCTGCGTTACAGGGTTAGTCTCTAAGATGAGACTCACCGTCTGTATCCAATCTGCCGGTGTTGCGCTGTACTCACTGTCGATGGTCGCTTGTGACCGAGTGATCATGTAACGATGGCGGATGCTGCGGTTAAACTGCGATTCCGCCAAAGCCACAAAGTCACCTATCGCACTCGTTAAGTCCGTGCGGTTTAGCCAATCGGCTACGCTCGCCTGGAGCTCAGAGTACGTCGAGATCGCCATCAGATACGCGCGTCTCGCGTGCGGAACGCGCGGTTATCTGGGTCGTTCAGCCATGCCTTCATCTTTTTAGGATCGTCGGCAATGCCTCTCGCTTTTAGGTCGTACAGAACGCTCAATGGAATGGACGCAACCTTTGACCACTCACCATGCTTTTGGTGTCGATCAATATCGTTACGGGCTCGCTTATTCGCCTCAACGATTGCGGTCACGTCTTGCGATGTCGCAATGGTGATCTTGTCGTCTTTCAGCGTCTCGCCGGCTTCGTAAACGAAGTCTGACTTAATGCCAGTCGTGGCATCGTTAGACAGGTTGCGTTTTATTTCCATTGGTTAGTCCTAGCTAGTGGATAAGTCAGCCACAACGCCCAGACCAGCTTCTTGAGTGACGACCAAACCGTACTCCGCCAAAGTGAGGAACTTGGTTGCGTCGCCCGTCTTCGCTAACTCTTCAGCCTGAATTGGGCGAAGCGTTGCAACCTCACACATATCTGGGTCAATGACGTAAGCGTCGCGTGCGCGGCTCTTGGTAGAGGGTACGATCTGGACAGATCCAAAATCGCTCAGGTACACGTCAGCCGCCCCAACAATTGTGGTAGGGCCGTCAGAAGGCGCCATGTAACGCTGAGCAGCAATGCCGGCAAAGCCAGAGATCACTGTCTTAACGTGAGGCCCAACCATGACGAACTGAGGCTGGCCACCGTTGGTGAAGATGCCCTGTAGCACTGTTTTTAGCTGGCTCTCACTCATGGCTCGCTGGGTGCCATCAGTAGCCCCGGCATTTACGACACCACTAGATACAGTTGGATCTGCACCGCCGGTGCCACGAGACGTGTTGGTCTTGATGAAAGCAGCCAGAGGCGCAGTCTTGCGCGCAGTCGTGCTGTTGCCAGCGACAGCTGCATGGTTCAAACCACAAAGGTTATGTTCCATATCGTTAGCAAGGCGCTTGCCCGCTAAGCTGATCTGGTAAGCGACTTCTGCCCGTCGGCCCGCCAAATCTAGCGCGCTCATCGTGTCGGACACGATAAAGTCTTTGCGGCTGATCTGCGTGTAGTTACCCAACCTAACTGTTGGGGTTACTGCAGTAAACGAAACTTCATCGCCCTCGAGCTGATGGTTAGCTGAAGCTGCGCCAAGATCATCAGTCTGCCATTCAAAGAATGTGTTTGTGACTGAGCGACTCTTGGTCATGTTGCTCATAAAGGGCCGAGTCTCTGGAGAAATCATAGTGATAATGTTAGAGAGATCTTCCCGCACGCCTTTAGCGTCGTACTTTAGAAAAGTGTTAGCAATAATACTCATGGTTTTTAAGCCTTATAAAAGAGATTCAATCAAAGACGCTGCATTCTCTGCAGTGCCTCGCTCTTTGAGACGTTGATACGCGGCTTTAGTTTTGCGAGCGCTTGGCTTCACCTGCTGTTGACGAGATCCTGACCTGACTGTCTTGCCCGATTGACCAGCCTTGCGTGCTTTACGCACCCGGCTCTGGCCTTTGTCAAAGAGCATCGCCTTTCGCAAAACTGCGATATGGCTAGCGCGCACAAGTGCGCCAAGCTCTTCTTCCGCAACGCCGCTTTCGAGCAAGTAGCTCTTGAGCTCTTCGCGTTCTTTCGCGGCCACCTTCTCGTCTTTCCACTCTGGGATGACGTCAGGCAGTCGGGCTGCTTCCTGAGTAATTAGCCCGCGCATTTGCTCCTGTTGCTCTTGAGCGTTAGCGTCATTCACACGCTGCTGCTCGATTGCAATGGCCTGCATTTTTTGCGCTCGCTGCTCAGTCCGCTGTCGGTACTGTCGCTCTAGGCGACTTGCCTCAATCGGATCTTCCTCATACATACGATCGAAGTCCGGGGCTGGCTCGTCAAAAGCCTGTAGCTGCTGCTGCAAAGCTCCCAGTAACTGGGAATACTGTGTCCGCTCAAGAAGAACCGCGTCTCGGTCTTGTTGGAAGGCTTTACGCTCTTCCGCTAATGTCTGGCTCTTCTTGGTGTAGTCGGCCTGGCGCGAGTAACCGTTCTGAAGCTCATCAAGGCTAACCTCTACGTTTTCACCGTTTATCTTTACGGTGAATGTTTCAGCTTGCTCTTGTTCGCCCTCGTCCTCGTCGTAGTCGTCATCCAGGTCTTCGGCATCTTCTTCGTCTGAGTCGAAGTCCTCTTCGGATTCTTCAAACTCAGCACCCTCAAGTGCCTCGCCCCCCTCTAGGGACTCGTCAACGTCGCTTGAATCTTCGGCTTGCCCTTCGGGTTCCATCAATTTAGCGATAGCAGCCTGGGCGTCGCCCAAGGTGCCCCCCACATATGGGGTTTGTTCATTACTTATTTTATCACTCATCAGTTATTCCGCTGTTTTGCGAAAGCAATCTCGTCGGCTGCTGCGCGCATCCGCACAACGATATCGTCGAGAGCTTCCTGTTTTTGATGTAAGCGCTCCCGCATGACGGGGTCACGTTCCTTGCACCATTGCTCGAAGAAATCGAGCCTTAGCATTTCGATGAGCTCGGCAAAGTCTTCGTCGTCTGCCAAGCGTTGTATGTTGAGAAGCGAGTTATGCGACAGGGGCATTCGGCACCTGTTGTTGTGCGGCCAGCTGCCTTACGAGCTCGCGGTCGCGATCGGCGTTAGCGCGTATTGACGCCACATCGACCTGCGCGCCATACCGGGCGTTCATCTCCGCTGCCTTGAGCACCAAGTTGGCCTCACTCTCGTCACGCCTGCGGTCGTCTTCACGAATCATCTTCTCGCGTTCGAGCTCTAGCTCTGCCTGCTTCTTTTGAATGTTTGCCTGTATCTCCGCCATCTGAACCTGAATCAGCTGCTCGTTGATGTCGGGCTTTGGCGGCTCTTGTGGTGTTGGCGGCTGCTGACTTGGGTCTTTGAAGAACCGCTGCGGGTCTTTGAAGCCAGATACTTCGAGTATCTGCACCAGCGTCTGGTAATAGTTCTCAACGCTGACCAATGGGTTCTCTGGGCCAAGTTGCTGCAATAGCTGCTCTTGCTTGTCGGCGACCTGCTGCAGCATCTGCATACGCTCAACGTCGCCGCCCTTGCCTAGCGCCACATTGCTGACAACGTCCATGTCGGCATTCCAGCGATCGGGGCTCATAGGCACAAACGTGTTGCGCAGTCTGATCATGCGCGGCTTGTCCATGTGCTTGATGATCAGCTGCAGCAAGCCTCTGTAGAGCCGCGTCATGCCGCCATCGGCGAACAGCCTGGCAATCATCTCGGTGCGCTGCTGAGCGGCGCCAATCGTCTGCTGCACGGCCATAAGCGTGCTGCTCTGCAGTGCGCTTGGGTCTAGGCCATCAGCTGCCTTGCTCACGCCGGTGCGGTTCTCACGCATCTGGTCGAGGTAATCGAGCATCGGGAAGGCTTCTTTGCCAACAAAGGGCAAGTTAAACGGCACAACAGCGCCAGGCTGACGCATACGAATCACGCCGCCAGCCTCGTTATTCATCACGTCTTCTAGGCTCGCTTGGCCTTCGACAATGCCCACCCTGGGGTGCGTGCTCATCGCCAGACTATCTAGGCTTGCTCGCAGCACGGCGGTCTTGATGCGCTGAATGTCCATCGTCAGATCAGCGATCGACATGCCAAACATCGCGTGCGGCTCTGGGTCGGGACAGAAAAACGCAAACGGCACCATGTCAGTCGGCTCATTGCGCAGGATTTCGTAGTTGGGGCCAGCGCAGCAAATGCGTCGAAGTTCAGCAACGCCATCGCCGTCTGTATCGATCTTGGCGTATGCCTCAACGTAAAGAACGCGCCGCACCATCTCTGAGTTTTCAAATGAGCTTTGCTGGTAGCGCTCGCGAGCCTCGACGTTAAAGAGCTCAAAGTCTGTGTCGCTGGTGGTGGCGTATTGCTCAATCTCGTCGGCGTCGTAACCGAGCTCGACCATGTCGCTGATGGTCAGGTACGCCCGGTGCGCGACTAGGTCGGCGTCTTCAAGGCCGCGGGCATTGCGGTTGATGACGATCTCTTCGGGGGGCACCGACTCAACCTTAATTTTGCCAATCTTCTTGCGGTGCGTGACGCGAACGGAGTGCATCGCCTCCGGGTTGTCGCTTGACGTCATGCTTTTCAGCATGTCGATCTCAACGTCCGGGTTGCTGTTAAGCGCCGCCAGGGCTTCGTCGTCTAGGTTTTCGAGCTCGTAGCTCTGCGTCTTTTCCGACTCGTCG